ATACGGACGTATTACACACCTAAGAATGGCGAGAGGCGTCTTAAACCATACGCACAAAAGATTAAGGAACAGCTAGAGAACGGCGAAGCAGAGTACGTGCATAGCAAAGGTAAACATATATTCGTCTATCCTCTCAATAAGAAAGAGAGACGGAAGTACAAAATGAAAGCAAATATATAATGACTAGTATCATACTAAAGAATGGTGATTGCCTAGAACTAATGAAGACTATCCCTGATGGTTCTGTAGATATGGTTCTAACTGACCCACCTTACGGAACCACGCAGTGCAAGTGGGATAGCGTTATCCCTTTTGAGCCTATGTGGGCGCAACTGAATCGAGTGACAAAGAAGAATGGTGCGATTGTGATGACGGCTGGACAGCCGTTTTCGTCAGCGTTGGTTATGAGTAACCCTAAACAATTTAAGCACGAATGGGTTTGGATTAAAAATCGTGGAAGCAACTTTGCTAACACTGTAAGAGAGCCAATGAAGGAGCATGAGGTCGCACTAGTTTTCTCAAATGGTAAATGGACTTATAATAAGCAAATGCAACCCCGAACTGGTGGTGGTGCTGATCGAGTCAAGTATGATTTTGGTGCTAGAACTGAAACAGAAAACTATGGCGCAATTGGGTCGCCTAATTTGCGCCAAGGGGAAATGCGTGTACCGTCTTCATGGCAGAAGTTTAATACTGCTTCTGGAGGTGAGAAAACAAAACATTCAACACAAAAGCCTGTCGCCCTAATGGAATACCTAATCAAAACCTACACCAATGAAGGCGAAACTGTTTTAGATTTCACAATGGGTTCTGGAACAACAGGTGTTGCGGCAAAAAACTTAAACCGAGCCTTCATTGGCATCGAGTTAGACGAAAGTTATTTTAACATAGCAAAGGAGCGTATAAATGAGTGATAACCCGTTAACAGAATTTGTCCTGCGCTATCGTGACGATCCAGTGCTATTTGTTAAAGAAGTGCTGGGCGCTACGCCATATAATTATCAGGAAGAGTTTCTCAATGCCATAGCTACTGGCGAGCGTAAAATGTCTGTCAGGTCTGGGCATGGTACAGGAAAATCAACGTCGGCATCTTGGGCGATGCTTTGGTACTTGCTTTTGCGTTTCCCAAATAAGGTTGTCGTCACAGCGCCCACGTCCAGCCAATTGTTTGACGCATTGTTTGCCGAGCTAAAACGATGGATTAACGAGTTGCCACCCCATCTACAGCAATTGATTACCACCAAATCAGATCGTGTGGAATTAACGTCAGCCGCATCCGAGGCATTTATATCAGCCAGAACGTCACGCGCAGAAACGCCAGAGGCATTAGCTGGTGTGCATTCCGAAAATGTTTTATTGGTAGTTGACGAGGCATCTGGTGTGCCTGAGAAAGTTTTCGAAGCGGCGGCTGGGTCAATGTCTGGTCACAGCGCAACCACGTTATTATTGTCAAACCCGACGAGATCCTCTGGCACATTTTACGAAACGCAAACTAGATTATCAAAGAGCTGGTGGACTAGGCGGTGGTCGTGCATCGACAGCCCACTTGTGTCTACAGAGTTTGTCGAGGAGATGCGTGAGCGATACGGCGAGGAAAGCAACGCATTTCGCATCCGCGTACTTGGCGAGTTTCCATTGGCTGATGACGATACGATCATACCATTTCACCTAGCCCAGAGCGCGACACATCGTGATATTGAGATGACGCCAGATATAAAACCAGTGTGGGGCTTGGACGTGGCGAGGTTTGGTACTGATAAAACTGCGCTTTGCAAAAGATATGGCAACGTCGTCACAGATATTGAGGCGTGGCAGGGATTAGACTTAATGCAAACTGTGGGTCGAGTTATGGCGGAATATGAGGGATTACAGCCTAGCATGAGGCCATCAGACATACTGGTCGATAGTATTGGCGTTGGCGGTGGTGTTGTCGATAGATTGCGTGAGCTTGGCCTGCCAGTGCGTGGAGTTAATGTTGGTGAAGCCCCAGCGCTGGGCAAGACTTACATGAATTTGCGTAGCGAGCTGTGGTTTAAGACAAAAGGCTGGCTCGAAGATAGATCCTGCAAGTTACCAAAGGATGACCAGCTCTTAGCTGAGTTAACCAGCATTAGGTATAGCTTTACATCGTCGGGCAAGATGAAAGCCGAAAGCAAGGACGCAATGCGAAAACGTGGCCTAAAGTCGCCAGACCTTGCAGATGCACTCTGCCTGACAATGGCATCGGACGCGACGACTGCATTATCTGGTAATAACAATAACTGGAATAAATCTATTAAGCGCAATTTAAAGGGAATTGCATGAAAAAAAAATTTTTAAATTTGTCACCTAAGATGAAAAATTTATTGATGGCTAAGTGGATAAGGCAGTATGTGCAACGCGGTTTATCTTTGCAGGATGCACAGCACGCCGCGAGGTGGAAAGCTGGCGAGTGGAAGCTCTCAGAAAGAATGCGTAACATACTGGCGTCAATAGATGAATTGTGATATGGTCGCATAATATACAGCAAAAAGGTTTTACCATGAAAACATGCAAGGGATGTCCTACCAAGTCAAACTGCAAGGCAAAAGGTATGTGCTTGAATGGCGGCTATGGTAAATAGAGGTATACTAAATTTCCTCAATCAACTTGATGAGGGCAAGCGATCCAGACGCAATAGCTTTGCGGAACGTGTTGCTAATTTCCTGACGCCTAATGACGAGTTTGAATATCGTGGCGGATTATTGACTAATATGGACGGCACATCCGCAATGGATCGTATTGGTGAAAAAACAAGCTACGGCACGTTAGGCCAAGCCAATTTTGCTGGCAATGATCCCATCACGTCGTTCCCTAATCAGATGCCACAAGGCACAACAGCTAGACGCGCAGATGGTACAGGTGGCGAAATAGTGCGTAGCATGATTTTACCAGCAGAAGTAATTCGCATAATCCAAGGATCTAATCTTGCAAATAAGCAGGGATTTATAGAGCTACTGGAATATAAAATGAATAACGAGCCAGAAGATTATAAGAGGGTTATGCTTAACCCAGATGGCCTATCTGAATTAATGGCGTTGTATAACGCATCAAATGAAGCAAGCACGCCTAGCAGGGAAATGTCACCTAGAATACAACAAATGCTAGATGGAATATTTGATGGGACTGCTTGATCAAAAAAGGCCAATGAGCTTTTCTGGAAAGAGGACAGCTACACCATACCAAGGCATTACGGCAATGGACGCCGCAAAGTTTGTAGCTGAAGCCACGCCTATCATTGGCGACGCTATGGCGGCTAAGGAAATATACGACGAGCTACAAAAGCCAGAGCCTAACTATGGATTGGTTGCCATTTTGGGCGGCGCGTCTTTACTAGGTCTAATACCACTTATTGGTGACGCGGCCTCTCCTGCACTCAAGAAAGTAGGCAAGGGCTTACTTAATATGGCAGATCGTATAGAAGTTGATCCAAATGCGCTAGGCATGTCTGGTGGTAATGTTAGGCTTTCAAAACCAGATAGCAGGCTGACAGTAGATGATGTTCCTTTAATTGCACAACATAATCTTAACATTGAAGGTTTAAGAACAACTGAAGATATTGGCGGAATACCAATGCCATCAATAGCTATATCTAATGCAAATAAGCCTTTAGAAAGTTTTGGTGATATAAGTTTGGTTATGAGGCCAGATCAGATTTCTCCAGATAGGAATATGTCTGTTTGGCCTGCTGATGCTTATACAGGCAGACAGCCTAGACACATATTAGAGTATGTTGATGAGGATGCCGCCTTAAAAAACATAACCTCAGATCCTAACTTTAATCATATGGGTAAAAATATTTTAGGCGTGTTTAACTCTTTAAGCGATGCTGATGATGCACTAAAGGCCGCGCAATACGCAATAGCAAACCCAAGTATTAATGTAAATCCTAAAGATTTTAGCGATTTAAAGGCGTTATCCAGAGAAGTTGGCAGAAAAATTGGATCATGGGGAGAGATTGATGAGTATGCTGGTTTAAGCGCTTATGGAGATATGGCAAGAAAATTAATACCAGAAGATCCATTCACGAAAAGCGGCGCCAGACGTAAGGCAGTGAACTATGATATGCCTACTCTTATGAAAAGAATGAACAAAGATAAAGCATACAAGGTTGGTACGGAAAAAGGCTCTAGTGGATTTGCTGGTTTAATGAGGGCTTTATCAACTGATAAATTTAATAACTTGCAAGATATAAAAAACAGTAGGGGATTATTAGCAAAAACTGACTCTAATGATATGCAAGATATAAAAAGTCAATTTCAAAGCGTCGTTGATGATAATATTAATCTTTTATCAGAAAAGTATTTTGATGGGAGCTGGCGAGATACAAACGATTACCTTGAAAGTATAGCGCAAGGTAAAAATGTATCGCGCTTTGATGCCCCTTCTGGAGCAATGTCAGATGCAGTAAAAATACTTAACTCATTTAAATCTGAAGTTAAAGATATGCCAACTGAATATTTTGAGGCAAAACCAAAGACAGCATTAAGCCTGTCAGAATTTCCAACAGCAGTTGTTCCTAAAGGAAACATTGAAGCTCAGGATATTTTACGGCGGCAGGGCGTTAATGACATACAGCTTTATGATGATGCTGTTGAGGGAATGACAAGAGCTGATATTTTTAGAAAACTAAACGAATATAAGTTTGCATTACCTATAGGTGGCTTATTAGGCTACAATGTGTTAAACAATGACGAGCAAACTTTAAAAAATAATATGGGATTATTGTAATGCCAATAACAACATACGCAGAATTAAAGACGACAATCGCGGATTTTTTAAATCGTGATGATCTTGCATCTGTGTCTAGTACATTCATAAGTTTAGCCGAGGCTGAATTAAATCGCAGTTTACGCCATTGGAAAATGGAAACTAGATCCACTGCTGAGATTGACACAAAATACAGCGCGATCCCAGCCGATATGCTAGAGCCTATCCGCTTTCATATTACGAGTGGCGAGACAAACCCATTAGAATTAATATCGCAAGCGGAATTACTAGACAGACAGCGAAGAGCTGGCAACGTGTCAGGCCATCCAAGATACTACGCAATGACTGCTGGCGAGTTACAAGTGCATCCAGCGCCAGATGGCGTTTATGATGCAGAATTATATTACTACCAGAAAATTCCAGCATTATCTGACAGTAATACAACTAATTGGCTTCTGGGCGAATATCCAGATGCTTATTTGTATGGAGCTTTGGTACACTCAGCCCCATATTTAAAAGAAGACGCTCGAATTACTACTTGGGCGGCTTTGTATCAAAGCGCTGTTGACGCAATTAATGCAGTCAGCGATCAAACTAAATACGGCGGCTCTGGTCGTCGAATGAAAATAAGGGCATATTAAAATGAGTTTTTCAAACGATTTCGAAACAAGAGTATTAAACTACGTGTTTACTACATCATCAGTGACACGTCCTACTGCGTGGCACATTGCATTATACACAGCCGCACCAAGTGATACTGGTGGTGGTACTGAAGTAACAGGTGGTGCATATGCGCGTCAGTCAGTTGCATTTACTGTATCTGGTAACACTGCATCAAATTCTGCATCTGTCGAATATCCCACAGCTACAGCAGGCTATGGAACAGTTACGCATGTTGGCGTATTTGATGCGGCTTCTGGCGGTAATCTAATAGCATACGCGGCTCTAACGACAAGCAAAGCAATTGATACTGGTGATGTATTTAGATTACCAGCAGGCGATCTTGATATTACGTTAGATTAATAGATGGCTGAATATCGTAGTGGATTTGGACAAAGTACATACGGCTCATATAATTTTGGGCTAGATGGATTTGTCACTGATGGAGCTGGTGCAGTTGTTTCTGTATCAGCCACAGCCTCTTCTGCTATACGAGCTAGACTAAGTGGATCAATTGTAATCACAGCGTCAGGCACGACTGCATCTGCTGGTCGTGATAGAAATGCAAGCGCAACGGCGTCTAGCACATTATCTGGCGGAGCTACATTTGTATTTGACGTTGTTGGCGAGTCAACCATTGCTACAGCATCAAGTGCCACAGCCACATCTAATAGAGTGCAAAGCACTGGATCGACAATAGCCACATCCGCAACAAACACGTCAGATATGGAGCGTGTACGCGAAGTTGCATCAAATAATGTTGTGGGCGTATCTAGTACGGCGTCCAGTGGCTCGGATGTTAATCAATCTGGCGCAACAATAACTACAACCTCATCTGTCATTGCGACGTGCAATAAGGTTATGTCATTCGCTGGGGCAACATCTGCGTCAACGACAGTAACTTGCAATGCAATTGAGAAGTGGGAAACAATACCAAAAGTAACAGAAATATGGACAGCCGCATGATGTTGCAATTTAAGCATTTTTGTGGCAGTATGCGATCAGCGCCTACTGCGTCTTTCTCTTACATTGATGAACGATATTAGGCCGAAAGGCCAACTATAGGAGCTTAACATGGCAGATACTACAACAACCACATACAGTCTGGTAAAGCCAGAGGTCGGCGCATCCGAGGATACTTGGGGTACAAAGATAAATACCAACTTAGATAACGTCGATAATTTGTTGGATGGTACGACGCCTGTAACTGGCATTGATATTAATTCTGGATCAATAGATGGAACGCCAATTGGTGCAAACTCTGCGTCAACTATTGCAGGGACAACTATTGCAGGGACAACAATAAGCGCAACTGGCAATATTACAGTTGGCGGTACAGTTGATGGTGTAGATATAGCCGCATTTAAAACATCATTTGATAATCTAAGCACAGATATTGTGAGCGACACTACCCCACAACTGGGTGGTAACTTAGATGTAAATGGCAACAACATTACTTCTTCTGGCGACTTAACACTAGACGTTGCAGGAGAATTAATTCTTGACTCTGATGGTGGTATCTGGCGGTTTAAAGATGGTGGCGCAGGCGCTTTTGAGATAGGTAGAGATAGCAATACATCTGTTAATCTTTACAATGCTATATCAGACTCCGATATAAAATTTAAAGGCAACGATGGTGGTTCAACTGTCACAGCCCTCACCCTTGATATGTCTGATTCTGGTCACGCTAAATTTAACTATAGTGTCTCACTTGTAGACAATGCAAAACTCAATATAGGAACTGGGGCTGATCTCCAAATATATCACGATGGTTCTAGGAGTTATATACAAGATCAAGGCACTGGTGAATTAAGAATCGATACAAATGGTACTGATGTTCGCATTACAAAAACAGATTCCGAATATATGGGTAAATTTATCGCTGATGGTGGGGTAGAGCTATACCACAACAACTCCAAGAAATTTGAAACAACGAGTAGCGGTGTCACAGTAACAGGTGACGTGAGTGCAACCAACTTCAACTCCACTTCAGATGCTACACTTAAAACAAATGTAGAGACACTCACAAACTCATTAGATGTAGTTAGGTCTTTGCGTGGCGTTAGCTTTGATTGGATAGCGGATGGTAGCTCAGAGGTAGGTGTCATTGCTCAAGAAGTAGAAGATGTATTGCCTGATGTAGTCAACACTAATGAGGATGGCATCAAGTCAGTTAAATACGGCAACATTGTAGCTGTACTTATCGAAGCAATTAAAGAACAACAGGCTCAGATTGACCAGTTATTGATGGGCTAATTTAACGGCTAATAGTTTAAAGGAGAACGAAGATGGCTATAAAAGTAAATGGAACAACTGTCATAAACGACAGTAAGCAACTGCAAAATGTTGCTTCCCTAGATTCAACCACAATAGCAACTATTGGGGCTAATGTTTCTAGTGGGTTTGAAGATAATACTTCAACATTCCCCAGCTCCGCAGGAACTTTTGCGCAATATGAAAACAATAATAGGTATTCACAAAATAATGTGGGAAAGGTAATGACTGATGCACCCCCCAGTGGCCTTATAGTGTGTGAAAAAAGTTTCGGTAGTACAGACCAGATGATATATATGAAAGGTAATATTGTTGCGCAGGCAGGGAGTAGTAGTGGTCATGGTGGTTTTATTAATATATGGATGGATTATGGAAGTGGTAGTTGGAGGCAACTAAAAGGGATCGTTTACAATATGTTTGGTGACCCTTCAGGAACATATGCTTTTGATTTGGGAGTACAGTTTATACCAGCAAATAAAAAAATCTATGTACTCGCAGGGACAACATCATCGGGTCGTACTGGGGTTTACTTTGCGGCGAACTCTATATCATTAGATTATTATACTATGCCTGTAACATAACATGGGACAAGAGGTTTACGTTTAATATATGCTATATTGTTAATAACCATAAAAATATGTTATAGTCACAGTAACTTAGACCAATGAGGTAAACATGCCACTAATACCATTAGACATCCCTGCTGGCATTTACCGAAATGGCACTGAATTACAAGCATCTGGGCGCTGGCGTGACGCCAACTTAATTCGTTGGGTTGATGGCACAATGCGCCCGATGGGTGGCTGGCGTACTCGATCAGACACGGCGGCTAATGCTAAAATTCGTGGTTTGATTACTTGGATTGCAAATGACCAAGATCGTTACATTGTTGGTGGAACATATAATAAACTTTATACTTGGACATCTCAGGGTGTGCGTCACGACATAACGCCAACTGGTATAACTGATGGACGTGAGGACGCCGAGGCATTTACAGGATATGGTGGAAGTTACTTTGGTCAATATGCTTACGGCGTAGCTCGCCCAGATACAGCGCGAATACAGCCTGCAACAACTTGGTCATTAGATACTTGGGGTGAATACCTTGTTGCGTGCAATGAAGATGATGGAAAAATTTACGAGTGGCAAATAAATAACTCTACACCAGCCGCAGTATTATCAAACGCGCCGACAAGCAATGAAGGCATTGTCGTGACTGAAGAAAGATTTTTGTTTGCACTAGGCGCAGGCGGAAATCAACGTAAGGTACAATGGTGTGATAGGGAAGATAGCTCCACATGGACGCCAGCCGCAACAAATGAAGCTGGTGATTTAGAATTAAACACAAGTGGCAGAATTATGGCTGGCATACGAGTGCAAGGCCAAACTTTAATATTAACAAGCATGGACGCCCATGTAGCTAATTACATCGGAGCGCCATATGTTTATGGCATCGAGCGTGTTGGGGCTAGTTGCGGATTAATTGCGAACAAAGCTATAGCATCAGTTGATCAGGGTGCGTTCTGGATGGGCAATCACTCATTCTATGCGTATGCTGGCGGCGCAGTGCAACAAATTGAAAGCGAAATATCCGACTATGTTTTCTCAGATATAAACCGAGCGCAAATATCAAAAACTTTTGCAGTGACAAACAGCACATACGGCGAGATATTCTGGTTCTATCCTTCTGGGTCATCTGTAGAAAATGACAGATATTGCGTCTATAATTATGTCGAAAACACTTGGTATATTGGCGAATTAGGCAGAACTGCTGGATTTGATATGGGTACATACCGACAGCCAATATGGGCAAGCGCAGAAAACAACAAGTTATACGAGCATGAGGTTGGCTTTGATTATGGCTCACTTACACCATTTGCTGAAAGCGGATCAATTGCGCTAGGCACTGGCGAAAGTGTAATGTCTGTCACTGAAATGATCCCAGACGAGAAGACGCAGGGCGACGTGACAGTCACATTTAAAACAAGGTTCTATCCAAATGGAACTGAACGATCCTATGGGGCGTTCTCCATGTCTAATCCAACATCTCTGCGATTTACAGGCAGGCAAGTTAAATTAAGAATAGACGCAAATTCATTAGGTGATTGGCGTGTTGGTATAAATAGACTTAATGTTACGGCTGGTGGGGCGAGATGAGCGAACAGCCACAAAAAGCTCCAGACGTTATTGGCAACGATTGGCGGACGTGGGGTCGAAGGCTTGTTCAGCACTTATCACAAACTCGGTCTACATTGGTTCAGCAGAACGGCGAGGAAAGTGCATCCGAAAATGGCACAATGATGTGGGACAGGGTAAACCTATATCCAGTTATAAGTAGATCGGGAGCTTTTCGTGAAATTATATTAAAGAATGCAACCCCTGCATCTAGTGTTGGTGTAGCTGGCGATAAGGCTGGATTAATATCTTGGGATGCATCATATATTTATGTATGCACTGCGGCTCACGATGGGTCAACTCACATTTGGAAGCGCGTAACATTGACAGGTGGTTCATGGTAATTGATGAATTAATCGAAAATTGCAGGGAATGGATCGAAGCCGCATTAGAGTATTCTGGCGGTACTCACGATTTTATTCATGTAGTTGAAGGGATTAAGTCTGGCACAATGCAACTTTGGCCTACACCAAGGGGGTGCATAGTGTCTGAAATTGTGGTATATCCTAAAGTGAAGCAATTAAATATATTTCTTGGCGGCGGCGAGTTGGATCAAATAATGGATATGCACACTGACGTAATTAATTGGGCAAAAGCTCAAGGGTGTTCAGCCCTGACGATGACGGGTCGAGCTGGATGGAAAAAACCACTATCGGATCATGGCTGGGATCAGCTTCATTCGTCGTATATTAAGGAGCTAACATAATGTCAGGCGGAAAAGGTGGTTCAACCACATCAGAGGTAAAAGTACCAGCATATATTGAAAATGCGGCAAGAGCTAATTTAGCAAAGGCAGACGCAATATCTCAAGTTGGATACACACCATATTACGGCGCAGACGTTGCGGCTTTTAACCCAATGCAACAGGCGGCATTCCAAAATACGGCTGATACTGCAAATGCATTTGGTATGGCTACACCAACAAGCCCGACAGATATTATGGGCAATATGGGTGCGCCACAAACTTACGCAAATGGCGTGACAGGTTATTCGTCTGCGCCAATGTTCCAAGATGCAGTGGATACATTAGGTTACTTTAGGCCAAACCAAAAAGCATTACTGGATAGTTTCTTTGTAAATCCATACACTGGATTTGATCCAAGTGGCGCTTATTCAGCAAGCCCAGCAAGTGGTGTTGCTATGGAGATGCAAGGGCAAAACCCAAGTTTTAGGCCAAACACTACTGACTATGGGTCAAACAGCTCGTATTACAATAATCCAAATGGCGGCTTTGCAAATGTTGTAATTGGTTATGATGCAAATGGATCACCAATCATGTCAACACAGCCAGCCGCGTCAGGTGATTTAGGTGGAATGAATGTAGATCCTGCTGTTCAAGATTTGGTGGCGATGAGACGACAATCTCGCAGTGATGATAATTACCAGACATTATTAGATGAAATGTCCAAGAATAACTCATTTGGGGCAAAGCTAGGCGTGCAAGAAATGCAAGATTTAGCTGACGTTATATCTTCCGATAACTACAACCCAAGAACAGACACTATCGGCAATACAATGACGCCAGAGCAAATAAATAATTTATCAGAAGCTCAAAGAATTGCTCAGGAAGATATAGCCATGAATATGATGGGCGTCGCTAATATGGGTATGATGGATGGCATAAAAAACATTACAAATATTACGCCAACAAGTTTTAATAACCCATCAAATGGTCGTTTCTTGCAAGGGTTTTATGAAGATGAAAGCGGAAATTTATTACCGCGTCCAGACAATGTTGGAGGCTCTTACGGCGGCTCTTTGATAAAAGGCAATATATCAAATCTGACAGGTATACCAAGCACACTCGCCAATATGGGTGCGGAAGTTGTTAGCGCGTTAGACTTTGGAAAAGGTGTTGATTTCCAAACTGCATACAATAAAAAACTTGCGGATGAAGCCTACGAAAAAGCGTTGGCAAACGAGTTGCAGAAGACGATTACACAAATACAACCAGCCATGCCATCACCAGCACAACAAGCTGTTGATAATAGATCAAATGAAGAAAGAAGTAAATCAGCTAATAACTTCACATCTTCACAAATATCTAGGAACGCTAATTCAAGTGGCAAAGTTACCAAAGAAAGCTACAAAGGCGGCGGATTTTAATTATGACAAATTTTAAAAGAAAAGAGGCTTAATATGGCTGGTGGTGGACAAATGAGGCCGATGGGATCGGCGATGGCGTCAAACGTGATGAATACTATGTCTGGGAGTATGCCAGCCCCAGCGAAGATGATGAAAATGCCTACTAGCGGTCAAGATATAGGTACAAAGTTTCACAATACACTACCTGATGGAACGCCACTGTCGTCTGGCGGCGTTGCTGGGGTTGATTTTCCTAGACGCGGTGAAGAGGGAAGTTTTTATGGGCAACAGGCTCAAGCATTTACACCATCAATAGCGCCACAAGGTAACTTTAATGTTAACCAAGCGGCGGCTGGTGGACTACAGCAGGCGATGCAAGGCACACAACAGGCAATGGGCTACAGCCCAGCGCAGATACAGGCAACTGGATACAATCCAACTATGCAGTCATCTGTGGGCAATCAGCAGGGCTTTGGATACAACGCAGGGCAACTTGCAGGATCGGATTTATCTGCATACGAAAATCCATATGAAGATCAAGTTGTCCAAAATACATTGCGAGACATTGGAAATGCTCAAGAAATGTCACTCAATCAAATGGGCGCTCAGGCGACACAAGCCAATGCATTTGGCGGATCTCGACATGGAATAGCTGAAGCTGAGACACGCAAAAACTTTGCAGATCAGGCATTAAATTCAGTTGCTGGGCTAAGACAGCAGGGCTTCAATCAGGCATTGCAAAACAGACAGTTTGATATTGGGCAACAAACGGCGGCAGATCAGTTTGGTGCAAATTCAGCTCAGGCGGCTCAAGCGGCAAATATTGCTAGATTGCAAAATATTAATGCACAAAATGCGGCGGCTCAAACTGGTGCTAATCAATATTTATCCAACAACTTGATGTCAGCTCAACAGCAAAACATTGCTAATCAAATGGCAAATCAAGGTGCAAGATTAAGTGCGGCAAATCAAATGGGTGCATTAGGTCAGCAGGCATTTAACACTGGTCAAGCAATCCAAAATCAACAAGCGCAACAAGGTATTCTACAGCAGGGAATGCAACAGGCACTTATTGATGCGGCTAAAGCTCAATATGCAGGATACACTGGCTCACCAATGCAGGCACTATCTGCGCCATTGGCGGCACTAGGCTCAGTACCTAACCAATCTAGCACAACTAACAGCATGAAACCTGGCCTTTTCAACTACTTACAGCTCGGAGCTAATGTAATCGGGGGTATGAAATAATGATCGGATTTCCGAATAAGACACTGCAAGAATTAGAATTGGAAAAGATGTACCCAGTGCAAGCCAATACAGGCATTGGATTTCCACAAGGTACGCCACAATCTATTGGCATGAATACAATGTACCCAGTGCAAAATAAGGCAGTTGTTCCAGCCGTTAATTCAAATCAAGGTCAAATGCAGGCACAGTCACAGCCAAGAACTGGCATGGCTGGATTATTTGATAAACTTACCACAAGATCTGGCACAACAGGATTATCTGGGCTAGAGAATTTTGCGGCAAGTTTAGACCCATTAATATTACCAGAGCTAAGGGGTGGCGATGCTATTAGAGATCGTGGCGCACAAAGAGTAAAAGCTGGCAATGTAAATAAGACGATTGAATATTTAAAAGCTAATGGCATGGCTGACATGGCGGCAATAATTGAAGCCAACCCAAGCGCGGCTGGTAACGTATTATCTGCAATAGCGGCAAACAGATTAAAAGCGCCAAAAGACAACAGCACAAACTTAATGAAAAATTATAAGTTTATGAGAGAAAGAGGAATGAGCCATGAAGAGGCGTTGGCTCAGATTAAGTCTGGTACAACAATAAATTTAGGTGAAAAGGGTAACCAAAAGTTTCTCGAAGCATTAAATAAAGGTAAAGGTACGGAATTAGCGGCTCAGATGGCGGCTGGTGCTAAAGCAACTGAAGTTAATATGGACTTAAAAGTTTTATTTGACTTAGCAGGCCAAGCCCCAACTGGGGCTATAGCTGGCAGATTTGCAGAAATGTTTCCAGAATTTAACGATATTTCTGCATTAAGGCAGTCTATTATAAAGAGAGTTGCACCCACATTAAGAGTTGAAGGTTCTGGCTCTACATCAGATATAGAATTTCAAGGTATGATTGAAGGTTTGGGTAGACTAACTAACTCACAAGAGGCAAATCAAGCTATAGTTGGCATTATGATAGAAAAGAACAACTTTAACATTGCTAGAGCTAGAATTATAAACGATTTCTGGGAAAGTGGGGCTGATATGTCTAAGTTGCCAGAAATGAATAAACGTATAAGAGAACTTGAAGATAAGCTACAGATTGAAGCTAGGATGGACACTTTAAAATCAAAATATGGAATAGACGCACCAGAAAAAAAAGGGAGAGAAGAATATAACCCAGAAACAGGTGAATTGGAAATAAAGTGAGAGAAATATACATAAAAGGCCGAGATAAACCAATTTATTTTCCAGAAGATACTTCTGAAGAAGAAATAAGAAGGGTGTTAGGCAATTTAGCAAAAAAAGAAGCACCAAAAGGAATGGTCGAAAAGACTGTTGATTGGTTCAAGGGCGGACAGCGTGAAGATTTTATTCCGACAGCGTTTAACGCAAAGTTGGGCTTGCCTGCTGATAAGAGCGCCAAGTTAGTTACTTTGCTTTCTACTACTGCAAGCGATGATCGACTAGAAATGGGCATAAAGAACATATTGCCAAAGGCTACGTTTGATAAGGATCAATACGGCAATCTAGTTGTCACAGCGCCCGTCTATCGTGATGGTAAGGAAACTGGTCAATTTAATAGGTTCTATCCAAATCCTGCTGGCCTAGATACGACTGATGTTATGATTGGATCTGGCGCGGCGGCGTTAGCCAGCCCTATTACTAAAGGATTACAATTATTAGGCGCTCCGATTAAAAGGGCTTTAGGTGGCGCGGCTATTGGAGCAACTGAGGCTGGTTTAGTCGAGGGTGTAAGCTCATACCTAACTGGTGACGATTACCAGTTTAGCGACTTGGTATATGGTGCTGGCGGCGGTGCGGCTGGTGCAAAAATTGGTGAGTTATTACAGTTTGTATCAAAGTCATTTAAGCAAAACCCAAAGTCAGTTATTGGCGAAGATGGCTTAATGAAGCCACGCATTAAGGCAATGCTAACTAGAGCTGGACTAGATCCAGACCAAGTTACGAAAGAGCTGGCACAAGATTTTCAAGCTAGAGTTAATGCTGGCGTTGACCCAACACAAGCTGGTCGCTTATCTGAGGCGTCATCCTTACCAGCTCCGATACCATTGACAGCAGGACAAGTTACAGCCTCAAAAGGCACTCAGTTATTTGAAGATATGGCAGAAAAAGGTGCATACGGCGCTGACGCTGAGAAAGTTATGTCTGGTCAAAGAGAAGCCGCTAAGGAAGCAATATTAGAAAATGTGCCACTAATCCAAGAAAGATTAGCTGATGGTGCAGACCCAATTGCTGAAAAAGGTTTAGGCGGCGTTAAAGTGCAAGACACTTTGGTAAAGTCAAAACAAAAAGCCAGTAATAGAGCCGATGAATTATATACAGCCGCTAGGGAAACTGGCAATGCTAGTTTGGGACTTGTAAGGGGCGACTTTGCCGACACGCTAAGAGGCGGCGTAAGGCAAGAATTTAACTTATCGACAACGCCTATGACAAACTCAATATTGGATGAAATTGATGATGTTTTAGGTCAGGGTGGCGATATTAAACAATTGTTTGCAATTCGGACACAGTTTAATAATATTAGTGATTCTGTTGATAGGAGAGCTGGTAAAAAAGCAAGAGATTTATTTGACCAAAAACTAAAAGAATACGCCGATGAGGCATTAATCGCAGGAGATCAAGACGCGGTTGCGGCTTGGAGTAAAGCTATCTCAAACTATAGTGAATTTAAAAGTTTGTGGGATACTAAAGGTGGCATATTAAAAGCAATTACTGCAAAGGAAGCTAGAGATGGCGAAAAATTAGCTTTAATTGTAGCCCCAGAACGTGCGGCTAATTATATACTTGGCGCGTCAAATAATAAACTAATGACAGCAGGCGATATTACTAGAGATTTAGTTACACTTAAAAAGCAATTACCGCCATCAGATTTTGCCGCAATAAAACAAGAGGCTTTCTTAAATTTAGTTGATGATGTAAGCAGTGAAGGTGTCGATGGCGTCACATTTTCTGGAACAAAGTTTTTGACAAAATGGTCTAAAATGAAGAAAAATCAGACAGCACTAAAGGCGTTGTTTTCGCCAGAAGATATTAAGCTCATTAATCAGTTTGCGGTTGTATCTGCTAAAGCTACAGGTGGAGCTAAGAACAGCTCAAATTCTACACCAGCATTTTCTGGACTAATCCAAACACTATTCGCGGCATTAGGCAGAACAAACACAGCTAGGACACTTATGAATGCACCAGTTATACAAGGTGGTGCAAATGTAATATCAGGCGGAAGAGCCAGATCTAGCATAGACCCAACTGGTCAAATTCCACCTAATGCCATATCTGCTGGCACTGCTGGAGTTGCGGCTTCCACCGACGAGGGTAGAAATCTAATAGAAGAAAAACGCAGACAAGCTCTAGGCTTCTTTGGTCGCTGATTATTAATTAAGGAAAAAACATGGAACTAAAACCAAAATCTATAATTGAAATCGAGGGTATAGTTTCGGATGCCATTGAGGATGCTGTTTCTTTTGTTGAAGGCGAGATTGCTGAAGATAGAATTAAAGCACAAGAATACTACGATGGCGAGGTTCACTTAGGTCACGAGGATGGGCGCAGTAGCGTTGTGGCAACTAAAGTGCGTGACACAGTACGCGCTGTTAAGCCAAGTTTAATGCGTATTTTCCTAAGCACTGCAAAGCCAGTGGAATATATACCACGAGGAGCAGAAGATGTGGCTATGGCAGATCAAGCCACAGAATTTATGCACCACGAATTTACCAGATTAAATGGTTACCGCGTAATTAATGATGCGTTCCAAGATGCACTTGTTAAGAAGCAAGGTATCGTAAAGGCATACTGGATGACATATCCAGAAGCAGAAATATTCACATATACAGATTTATCTGACGATGAATACACATACCTGATCGAAGACGATGACGTGACAGTGTTGGAACACAGCATGGAAATGGTCATTGAAATGGACGCTATGGGCATGGAAATGGAGATGCCTATTCACAGCGCAAAGATTAGCCTGCAAAAAGAAAAAGGCGAATTGTGTATAGAAAGCGTACCGCCAGAAGAATTTTTCATAAGCAGAGATGCAAGGACAATGAAAGATGCGTATCTGGTAGCTCACAGAACTGAGATGAGAGCTGGCGACGTTGTTGCAATGGGATTTGACCCTGATGAGATATTTGGATTAGATAGCTTTGAAGGTGGTGGCGATACATCATCAAGTGAAGAATTTGCTCGACGCGGATACGACACTGATTTCAGTGATGAAGATCCAGCAGATCCAGCAATGAAAAGCGTAACAATTACCCAAGCATATATGAGAATTGACGCGGACGGGACGGGAATACCAATCCTACACAAATTAACTTGTGGCGGCACAAAGTATAAATTACTTGATTTAGAGCCATGCGATGAAGTGCCATTTGCTAAATTTGAAATTGATCCAGAGCCACATACTTTTTATGGCAGATCTCTAGCTGAGATAGTGATGGACGATCAGGACGCGGCAACATCAGTTTTACGAGGCATATTAGATAACGTCGCAATGACAAACAATCCGCGTATGGCAGTGACATCTGGCGTTAATATCGATGATTTACTGAATAACGAAATTGGCTCAATCGTGCGTATGCAACAAATGGGTCAGGTTCAAGATTTATCAGTGCCATTCCACGCTGGGCAGACATTAAGTGCATTAACTTACTTAGATGGGCTTGTAGAGAGCAAAACAGGCGTCTCCAGAGCCTCTATGGGGTTAGACCCAGATGCAATGCAGTCTACTACTAAAGCGGCTGTGCAGGCCACAATACAGGCTGGAGCTGGTCAAACCGAAGTAATGGTGAGAAACCTTGCGGATGGCATGAAAGACCTATTTGGCCTTATGTTGCGCCTAACCCACAAGAATATTGATGAAGAGCAAATGATGCGAATGAACGGCTCGTTTGTGCCTGTAGATCCGCGCATCTGGGATGGCTCAATGGACGTGATGATAAACGTCGGATTAGGAACTGGCAGGGAAGAGGAAAAAGCAATGGCGCTTAACCAAGCCCTGCAAATGCAACAATTTGTGTACCAAAATTACGGCGCTCAAAATGGTCTAGTGTCGATGACCAATATTCGCAATACATTAGCTGACCAATTGGCAGTTGCAGGAATACGCAATGCCGACAGGTATTTTGCGCCAATAACTGAAGAAATTGAGATGCAAATGCTACAGCAACAGCAGGCGGCACAAGAGGCTCAGGGACAACCACAAGATCCAAACGCGGCATTCTTGCAGGCAGAGCAAATGAAAGTGCAAGCCAAGATGCAAGCTGACGCCGCCAAGTTACAAATGGACATGGCGAAGAATGCTCAGGCAGATGACTTGAAACGCGATCAAATGGCGCAAGATTTACTTGTAGACGCCGCCAAGATTTATGGCGAATATGGCACTAAAGTTGACGTTGCCAGAGTAAAATCAGAGCAGGATAAAAACCGCATGATTGGTGGCATTGCACAAGGAAATATGTCATAATGGCGCAAGTTATAAGATTAGAAGCTGAAGAGGCCAGACGTTTAAAAAACGATACTGCTTTTCAGAAATTTGTAGAGAATGTTCGTGAAGATCAAATGAAGATCTTTGCAGAAAGTAGTGCATCAGACGTTGATGCGCGTGAGGAAGCTCATTCAATAGTGAGGGCTTTAAACCAGATCGAAGTAATTCTCGACGCAAAAGTAAATGCAGAGACTATTTTAGATCACAAACAAAGGAAGTAGCACCGATGGCATCGACTACCCTAGAAGAAGCTGTAGACAGCATGATCGTATCACCTGACGCGGAAAATGATCAGGAACAAAATTTGGACGAAGCTCCAGAACAAGTGGAAGCAGTTAGCGACGGCGAAGCTGAAGAAATGGAAGCTGAAGACGAGGGTTCAGATGACGCTGAAGAGCTATCCAGCGATGATGATAGCGAAATCGACTACGAAGAAACAGAGGCTGATGACACTGAGCCTGACCAAGAAAGAATGATCGAAGTCACAGTAGACGGAGAGAAGCAGTATTGGACAGAGGCTGAGTTACAACGTGATGCGGCTGGTCAGAAGGCGATTAACAAAAGGTTTCAAGAAATAGCCCAAGTGCGAAAGCAGTTTGAGCAGAAGGAAACCGAAATAGCGAAGCGAGAAGCGCAAGCTCTTGGTCTAGCAAATCAGATACAAAATGGATCGTTGGTAGCACCTACGCCCCCTAGCTCTGAACTTTTTGAGAGTGACCCGATTGG